AATTCCTGCTGAAGATTGGACAATTCCTTCTGAGCACTTTAGTGTAAACGTTGAGAAGTTCGGTGGACAAATTGGTACTAGACTTGAAGATAAATTGTATACAGTTTCTTGGTTGAATGCTGATGTACGATTGGCACTAGGTGCAATTCCTGCAGATACAACACTAGACTTCCTCAATCACCTTAGAGTTCTTCCTATTGAGGAGTTTCCACCTTCAAGAACTGAATTATCAATTGTTGATAACTTGGAAAGGGTAACAGATGGTCGTATGATTACCTGTGACCTTTGGGAGCTTGGTGTATACAAAGCAATGCGCAGAACTCTTGATTATATTGATTCGTATGTTGCTGAGTCAGAATATGCTCCTGAGAAAACATATGAATACTTTGAATCTAATAGAGAATCTGGTCGCATTCAAAATATTTATGGTAGGACAAATGATGTAATTGATTCAGTTCATATTGGAGCATTCGATGAAGAAGTAAGTCATAGGATTCACTCTCATGGAGAAGAAGATGGATTTGCACCATTGGTTGAAACAGTATTAACAAAAGGACTTGCAATTCCTATTATGGATGTTGGTTCTGCTGCATTCCATGTACACTACTTTGACGATTCAGAAATTAAAAATCTAAATCGGCATGGTGTAGAAGTTTCTGCTAGAGGAATAACTCATGAGGAAGCAAGGGCACTAATCGACCGACAGGCATTTGAAATTCCTGAATTTTGTGCAAACCCACATACAACAGCATTCTTACCAGAAGCAACAGGACATCAACATCACTTTGTTAAAGGACAAGTGGTTGACGTACAACGAGGAAGACTTGCAGATCCTCTGTCAAGAGAACAAGCAAGAGAATTAATTGATGGAAACATTTCTTCAGTCACCCTTTATGATAATCTAGGGTATAACACGAACGGTGTTCCAGAAACAGACGCGAATGGTATTGTAGAAGGTGGGACAACTGCTGCAAACGGTGACATAATTTCTGGTCACTATCACGAATATGCCGTCACATATGATGTTGATTGGGAAACTCATACTGATTTTCAAGGAAATGATTTAACTCATGGATTTGTTTATACACCAGTTGCAACTTGGATATGTTATAACTACCAACCAGAATTACACTTTGATGCAGCAGTTCTTGGTGGATTAGATTATGCTGGAAACACAAATTTACCATTAAACATATTTAATACACTAGACGATGCAACGGTTGCAACGTTCTTGAGTGAACCATCATTCACCTTTCATCATCCTCAACTATGGAGTGATACACTAAACCCAAATGTTGACTTTGTAGAATTGTATTCCTCAAATCATATTGCACAGGTTCCAGGTGTTGGTGGAACTGGAGACTTAATTGGTCTTGACGAATTAACGGTAGACACGGATATAGTTGAGATGCAACCATTCCCTGCAAACGTACAAGCGGATACGATGGGTATCGTCAATCAGTCTGGCATCGTCCAGTTAATGAACGAGAACACTGGAGTAAAAACAACGTTTTGTGACTTCACGTCATTGCAACACGTAATTGGAATTGGTCCATTCGGTAATTATGATGAACGAGGAGCACTAGGATTAACGTTCCACCCCGATTATCTTACTAACGGTAAATTCTATCTATTATATATGACCGAACAAGGTGGTGGTACTGGTTCATTTGGATATCCTTTATCTTCTACAGTTGTTTCTGAATTTGTTGCTGATACAAATAGGTTGGAATGTACTGATTTATCAACAGAAAGAAACTTACTTACTGTTCCACAACCAGACATGAACCATAACGGTGGTCAATTAAGATTTGGGCCAGATGGATATCTTTATATCGGTATGGGAGATGGTGGTAACGCAGGAGATACTTCTGCTAGTTCAGGTCACGGTGGACACGGTGACTATGGTAATGCTCAAAATCCAACAAACCTTTTAGGTGCAATTTTAAGAATTGATGTTACTGAAGATACAGTTAACAACGTACCATATACTATTCCTATAGACAATCCATTTATAACTCATAATTATAAAGCAGGAACTATTGACGAAGAACCTTATGCCCCAGAAATATATTGTATGGGTCTTAGAAATCCTTGGAAGTTCTCCTTCGCTATTAATGGAGATTTGTGGTGTGCTGATGTTGGACAAAACAAATTTGAAGAAATAAACATTATTGAAGCAGGTGGTAACTATGGTTGGAGAGTGATGGAAGCATATCATTACTACGAAGAAGACCAAGCAATCATCGACCAAATCGCAATAGACCTTGGGTATGCTACAACTCAAGCATATCTATCAGACTTAAAGGCACCAATACATGAATATACTCATGGAACTGGAATATCAATCCTTGGTGGATTTGTTTATAGAGGTTCTATTCCTGAATTGGATGGTAAGTATATATTCGGTGATTGGAGTTCATCTTGGGCAGGAGATACTGGACATCTTTATAGTTTAACTGAAAACTTTGACGGCAACTCCGCAGACTTTAATATATTAGCAAATACAAGTGGGTCTCCAATTGCTGACCACGGACACACATTCTCGTTGACTGGTGCACAAGTCACATACTTAAAAGCAAATCCTGGTTCACCAGTTACAACTGTTCAAACAGATACTACACACGCTGCATTTTATACTCATACGTTTACTGTAATATGGAGTTCAGCAACTGCTGAATTCTTCGTCATCGGTCAGACTAATCCTGAAGGTCATGATGATTTGAATTTCCTTGGATACCAATCTGCTTTAACTTATGATAGAACCCCACTGTCGGTTTGGGATCCAGTAACAGAGATTGTAAATTTAACCACTATGGATAAGTCTGTATTGACTTTGGGTGAAACGAATGATGGTGAAATACTACTTGCGACTCGTCTAGGAATTAATACTTTCCAAGGCACAGGTCCAGACAATACAACAATTTATAAAATAGATGCTGCATATGATTCTTCTGGTATATCATCTTCAATACCTCAGATTCCTTCATCAGAAACTGGTCACGTTCATGGGTATAAAGTAACGTATGACGAAGTTAACTTATTCCAAACGGTAGAAGTTTCTGATATTGAGATGACCGAATGGGATGCTTTCTGGCCAGACTGGACTTGGAACGACCCAGTATCTCATGTACACTTGGTTAATACTGCATGGTCAGGGTTGACTGATTCACAAACACTACTTGGTTCTTCTGCTGGTTGGTATTATGATGCCGAATTAGAAACTTGGCAACCATATGATATTGGTGCGGATACACCATGGGCACCACCTGCTGAAGATGATACACAGTACACGCAAATAACATCTAGTCCAGTTGTTAATATTTTAGGTGCAAATGAATATGGAGAAAACACACATATTCATTACTTTGATTCTTCAGTTCTAGATACTTTTGGTGCCAATGCGGGCAGATTAGCAACTCCATTAACAAGACTTGATGCAGAGTTGCTTGCAAACAATCTACTTACTGAAGTTATTATATACTCTTCTATAGCAAACAGTGGAACGCATTTACATTATCATAAATTTAAGGTGTTGTGGAGCCCAACCACTCAACAATTCCTGGCCCAAGACGTTGGAGAATTCAGAGACCTGTCGGGCACTGGTGAATGGACACAGATTGATGAGGTTTTAAAGAACCACGAACATACATTAACTGTTGATGGTATTACAACCAACTTGGGTTGGAATGGTACTCCATTATATACTGCACCTGATATTACTTTAGCACTTGCTCATGATTGGGATAACTTTGAGGGAGATGACCCAGACCATCTACACGCCTTCAACGGAACTGTATTAGACACAATCGGTGTCAATGCTGGTAGACTTGCTGACGCACTAACGGATGAGCAAACAACAGACTTAATTAACGGCGACCTTGACGAAGTAATGATTTATTCTTCAATTGCCAATGGAGACCATTATCACGGAGTCAAAGTAACATACGATGACTTGACTCTTGCTTTCGTTGCAGTAGATGAAGAACAATGGTCTTCATCTGACGGAGCTACCTTTTTACCCGAATCACCAAGAACGCATGCGCACACGACATTGGTTTCTAATCAAACTTCTATATTAGGGTTTAATCAAGTATTGTTATCAAATGATTTACCAGACTTTGCATCTCCAGGTTATCCTTATCCTGGTGGTACTCACCCACACTTCCATAACAATACTGTTGTTGGTCCATTTGCGTGGAATAATGAAATCGACTATGCAGATGGATTATCAGTATCAGAAGCAATGCAACTTATTAATAATGATGTTGATTTTGTCACGGTTTATGATTCTATTGAGGGTGCTCACTTTCACGACTATAAAGTAAAATATAATCAAACAACTAACGTGTTCTGGTGTGATGGTTCTACAACTTGGATTAGGGGTGGTATTGAAGATATTTATCAAGACACTTCAAAATATTATCCTTCTACTGTACATAACCCATCGGAAGGTCTGCATTGGCACAACCTTACATGTTATTGGAATCCAGATGGTCTAACAACACCCCAACAAACTGGTGGTATTGTTTATGTAACACAAGTTGTTGTTACACCAGAGGTATTAACTTCTCAACCACAAACGACTGTTACAACCTCAAGTGTTCCATTAAATCCTGTATCGACTACCTATAACGATACACCGAATGTTGGAGACACTACTGTAATTACAGTGTATTCCGATAATGTAACAACAACCACAACGGTTTCAACAACGGTAGTTACAACAATAACAACTGTAACTCATTATTCAGATGGTACAGACAATACTGTTGTCGGGAATCCAGTAACTACTCAAGAGACAGAAGTAACTACTTCAACTGCTGTGGTCGAAGATGTTGATGCACGACAAACCGAAATTAATAATGTTCTACAGGCAAACTATGCCCCAATTATTTGGATTCAAGGAACGTTTATTGATGGTGAAGGAACGCATGACCACTTACTATATACTGGATGTACTCTTGATACTGCAGGAACATATTCAGGTAGAATGTGTGAACCAATAACACTTACTCAAGCAAATGATTTAATTAATGCTCAGAACGTAAACACTGGAATAGTTTTCTATGATTCCCCTAATGGTGCACTGTCTCACTACCACGGATACACATTGAAGTTCAATCCTAATATTGGAACCGAAGGTTCGTTTGTTTGTGATGCCTTGAATCAATTTAACCAAATTCCTGGAACTGGAACAACTATTCACAAGTTCTTATTGACTGGTGGTTTCCACCAACATGATTATTGGATTACTGTTGCACAATATGCATCACTTGTTTCAGGAACAAGTATTACAACCTCTCAACGGGATACTATTCACGCAACGTTATATACTCACGATGTGACTATTGAATACAGTTCTGGAACATATAATATGACTAATCAAACGAGTGATGTGGACGGACACAACTTAATTTCATATACTGGGTCTTTGGCAAGTGGTGGTGAGTGGATTATTAGCACTCAGGGTTCTGGTCTTGGTGATCATATCCATACTACAGTGATTGATGAGTCTAATATATGGCCGACTAGCATTTAATTGTGTCGTTTATTATAAATAAGTAGTATAAATAGTTTTAGATGAAATAAAATTGAAAATTAATATAATCTTTAGGAGTTAGAAAAATGGGTGCTATTGTAACCAGCAAATTCAGAACACAAAACTTGATGGTATTCATTGACCAGTTTAAGACAACTGGTAACGTGGCTACTGACAATTATCTATACCTCGGATTCGGACGTAGTGATGCATGGCCCGACGATGCTCAAGGCAACAATGAATCTTCAGGTCAATTTACACTTCCAGATCCATTAGACGAAGATGAAGCACAATATTGGGTGGATATCGTTGGTGCGAAACGTATCCAGAACGATGACATCTCCCCTGTGCTACCTCGTGTGGACTGGGCAAACGGTGATGCACTTGCCTTTGATGGTGATACCGCAAATGGTATCGTCGGCATTGCAGAGCCTGGACGATCATTCGTATCAAAAACGGGATACCATTCTATTGTAATGAATTCAGAATATCGTGTTTACCAATGTGTTGGTGAACCCGCTTCTGGTAAATGTTACGTTGCTGGTACTTACGACGGTGGAACAGCAAGTTCACGTGCACTTTGTGCGGCAACAACTGGTGGACTTTGGTTGCCGACTGGTGCCTCTGAAGAGCCTGTTGGAAAAACAGGTGACTCTGCAGGTTTAGTTGCACAGGACATCAGTACGTCTGACAACTATGTTTGGAAATTCTTGTATAAACTAGAATTGAACGACATTATTAACTCAACAACGAATGACTGGATGCCAGTTATTACAGGTGCTGCAGTACTTGCGGGATCTGAGCAGATGGATTTTGGTGACGAACTTGCAATCTTTACCGCAAAATGTCATCACGGACTAATTCACGTTCGATTAGAAACTTCTGATGGTTTCCCTGAAAATGACGACTTCCGTCAAATCGGATTACTTCGTAACCCAGAACTGACGGGCGGTGGTACACGTGCTCAGGGTTCTGTATATGCCACTGCTGATACGCAGATGGAAGGTGATTCTGGACAGTTAATCTATTTAGAGAATAGACGTGCGATTACTCGTGCATCTGACCAGATTGAAGATTTGAAACTTGTAGTTGAATTCTAAATCTGTAATAGACTTTTATTGGGTGGTCTATATGGAGCACCTTTAACGATTTATTTGTGTAGGATAGGATAGGATTTAAAACAATGGGTTACAACTTTAATACAGCACCATATTACGATGATTACGATGCAGACAATAGATTCTTAAGGATACTATTTAATCCTGGTCGTGCAGTACAGGCACGTGAGTTAACGCAAGCACAATCAATACTACAAAATCAAGTATCTTCTGGTGCAGATCACATATGGAAGAACGGTTCTAACGTATTAGGTGGTGTAGTATCAATTAACCATAGAAACTACATGCAGCTTGCAGCTGTTGATGCTACTTGGTTAAACAGAGTTGTATATGGTCAAACATCTAATGCAGTTGGTATTATTGAACAATTACATGACGACCAAACTCAACCAGTCTATTATTTCAGAATTCTTTCTGGTTCATTCTCCTCAACAGAAGACTTAGAAACCTATGATACGGTGTGTAATGGTGGAGTAGACGGTTCTGGAAATTGTTTAGACAACACTTGGTACGATGCAGCTCTTACTCACAAAGCAGGTGCTATTGTTGGTGTTGGAAAGGCACTAGAAGCAAAGGTTGGTAATGGAATATATTGGATTGATGGTTTCTTTACTCCAGTTCTTGCTCAAACGATTTTCTTAGACTATACTTCTGCCACTCCAACCACTAGAGTTGGTTTTGACATTGAAGAGTCAATAATTTCATCAACGACAGACCCAAGTCTATTAGACCCTGCATCTGGTTTCTATAACCAGAATGCTCCTGGTGCAGACAGGTATCAAACATCATTAATTCTTACAAAAGAAGCAGATTCTGCTGAAGCAAATACATGGTTGTGGTTGATGGATGTTGCTCAAGGTGCTGTCACCACAAAATACGAGTCAACAGATTACTCATTACTTTCAAACGAGATAGCAAGACGTACTGCTGACGAATCGGGAAACTATACACTAAACCCATTTCCTTTAGAATTAAAAGATAATGCAAACGCAGATAAATACACTGTTAAAATAGAACCTTCAAAAGCATACATCAGTGGTTACGAACACGAACTATTAGTTCCTGTTGAAGTTGAAGCAGAAAGGGCACGTTCTACACGTGCAGTTTCAAATGACCATGTTGTTCCAGACTTTGGTCCATACTTTGAAGTTGAAGATGAGAATGATTTCCAAGGTGTGTTTGACGTATTTCATAAAGAATACGTTATATTTGTAACAAACTCAAACTATACAACTGCAATTGCAACTCCAGACACTATCGGCATTGCAAAACGTATTACTCACGTGACTATGATTGGAACGTCATTTAGGATTTATTTGGAAAATGATGAAGGGTTGGACGCTATTTCTCCTGCACGATATATAGTTTCACAATCAGATCCTGCAGTTTATGCTAAATTATATATTCCAACAGGAGTTGCTGTTAAGAAGGGTGTTAATCTACCATGGTTATATCCACTGTCAGAAGTAACTTCTTCTGTGACTTCTGGTCAGGTAACATTCTCAACTCAAAGAAACTATCAACAAACAATGACTGGTGGTTTAATGCAAGTTCCTTCTGCATTTACTAACTTACATTGGGAACGTGTTCTATACATATACAATGAAACATCAGGAAGCATGATTCCTAAGAACGGAACTGTTTCTTCTGGTGATACTTGGACTGCGGACTTATCAGGAAATACCCTTGCGACCATTGAAATAGTAGAACAATCAACTGGAACAATGTCTGGCAACTTAAACGGAAACGTTCTTCATATAATGGCAGACATGTATATGTCCGATGCTATTTGGAGAACAATTACAAACTCTGAACAGACAGGTACGTTCACCCTTGCAGGTGAAGTATTAACTATTCCTCATGGTGTTCAAAGTATAGTTTCAGTAATTGCTCCTGATACAACAACTGTAACCGATTCATTTACCTTCGCATCTGGTGATACTGATACTACATATAAAGACGCAACATTAACTTGGACGGATACAATCAATTCCTCGCAACCTGGAACTTATTCTGTAACATATAATGTAAATACTTTCAGTGCTATTTCATCTGGAACATACTTTACGGTGAATTCAAGAACTGATTCGGGTGTTAATTATTCTGATATTGGTGTATACCAAGCAGACATTAATAAGGAAGTATACAGACTTGCAGACCATTTAGACTTCAGAACTTCTGATGAAGATTACTTAATTGGTACATATTTGCCATTACCTCAATCTAATATATCAGTTTCTCATGAATTTTATTTACCACGTAGAGATAGAGTAACAATAGATGACGATGGTATAATTACAATTAAGCAAGGATTCCCTTCAGAATTTCCAATTCTTTCTACAGAATTAGATAATGAAATGACTCTTTATGAATTATATGTTCCGCCTTATACATACAATTCAAAGAATATTAAGGTCAAGCATGTTAAAAACAAACGTTATACAATGCATGATATTCGAGGCATAGACGAAAGATTACATAGTCTAGAATATTATACTGCAATGAATTTGCTAGAGCAATCTACATCTGCAATGCAGGTGGTGGACACTGCTGGGTTACCACGTTATAAAAATGGAATATTAGTAGACGCATTCGTTGACCATGGAATTGGTGATATATCAAATCCTGAATATTATTGTTCTGTTTACCCAGAAGCAGGTATTCTGTTGTCACCTTTCACAATGACTGGACTGGACTTCGAACCTGGAGTTTCATCTGGGATGAGAAATAATAATTTAACGTACACATTAGATTTTAATGTAGTTGAAGGGTGGATATCACAGGACAGTGCTTCTCGAGTAATTAACTTGAATCCATTCGCAAGAAAGTCATGGGTTGGGTTTGTAACCCTTTCCCCTTCTACAGACACATGGTTTGAAGAACTTTATGCCCCAGACGTTATTGTTCAAAACGGAAATAATAATGCCGTGACCCAAGCAAGAGTTGATTATGGAACACAAACAAGGTGGAATGCTTGGCAGACTGCTTGGAATGGTTGGGTAGACGTTGGTGGACAATCAAACGAAGCACCTGCAGAGACCAGAGTCATTAGTCAAAACGATTGGCAATGGAATACTGGCACTTTTAGTACTCGAAGACAAGGTATAACAAGACAACGTACAGTTTGGAGAACTCTTCAAACAACTGCAGCTTCTTGGGACCAAGGGCAACAAGAACAAACAGGGCAAATTAGATCTGGTGAAAGAAGTTGGATACAAACCAATGATATCAGAACAGAAATGAGTGATTTGATTATTGATACTTCTGCTATCGAATGGATGCGTCCTAAAGAAGTAACGATTTCTGCTCACAAATTAAAACCAACTACTCAGTTACATTTCAGGTTTGATGGCGATGATGTAGATAATTATATTACACCTGATGGTGGTACGATGGGCGACCCTGTTATAAGTGATGAATATGGAAGATTGGACGATTGTGTATTCTCCATTCCATCTGAAGGTCCAGACGGAGTTAGGTTTAGGACTGGTTCTAAACTTTTACAGGTTGCGGATTATTTTACAGCCGATATGACAACTCAAGGTAATGCCGTCTTTACTTCTGCAGGTAATTTACATACAAGAGAAAAAACAATACTTTCCACACTTCAAAACGTAACTGTTAATGAAGCATTGTCTGAAAATCGGACAATTGAAGGTGGAACAAGAACCGTTAGACGTGGTGGTGGTACAAATAATTTCAATCAATCAAGATCGGTAACTGAATGGTTCGATCCAGTATCTGAATCTTTCCTAGTTGCTAACTCTGATGGCGGTGTATTTATTGATTCTATTGATGTTTACTTCTGGTCAAAAGACACAGAAGGTAGTCCAGTTCGTTGTGAAATTAGACCTATGGAAAATGGTTATCCTACTCCATCACCGATTCCTATGGCATCTAAAATGTTGTATCCTTCTGAAGTAGCAACTTCTGCAACAGGAACTGCAAATACTAGATTCCAATTCGCTGACCCAATTTATCTAATGAATAATACTGAATATTGCTTTGTTTTAATATCAGATTCATTGAATTATAACGTATTCATATCCGAACTGGGTGAAAATGACCTTATTAGTGGTGACCGTATTGGTGAACAACCTTATCTTGGTTCTATGTTTACTTCGCAGAACAACACGACTTGGACTGCTGAACAGAATATGGATATTAAATTTAGAATAAACAAATGTGCTTTTGACACTGGTTCGGTTGGAACATTACAAATTGATATGCAAGGTTTTTCTGGAACTAAAGACATTACTTCTTTCACACCGAGTTTCTCGCCAATGGTGTTAGCAGGAACAAATATAGCATTTGAGGCAATTATTAATTCCGATACTAATAATATATATGATGGATTAGTTGATAAAGAAGACGTGGTACTTGAGACACAGGTAACACTTATTGGTGCAAACACAATTGCTTCTGGTTATCAATATACTCCTATTTCATATATTGCTACATATTCGTCAACCAATGCTAATATTTCTCCAGTTCTTAATAAAGAGAGAATGAGCACGATTATACAAAACAACGTTATATATGATACTGCTCCATTACCTAAAAATCAACAAGGAATTTATGTTTCCAAGTTTGTACAATTAGCAAATCCAGGTGAAGATTTGCTTATGTGGTTATCAATACAAGACGTTCCTAACACATATATTAAAGCATATTACGATACTGGTACAGTTATTCCAAGATATGTAGACATTAGGGCAAATGCTAATCTTGTTACACACGGTGACTTTAATGTTAACGACTATGAAGAAGAATATGCATGGATTTATCCTACTGGCCAATGGTCACCAGAAAATATTGTTACGTCGCAACAGGCACAGCAACATAACTGGAATGGTGTTATTGGTGCACTCGGTTCTAATTCAAGTCACGTTTCTACTGCATATGTAGATGGGGACGATGATCCATCTAATACAACTCGTATGCATCTTGTAGACATCAGCGATATGAACGCTATTGTTCAGGATTGTTATATTTCTAAATATGACCTTGATGGTGTTTCGCATGATATAACTTCTTCTGGTAATGGTACTGACATATCAAACTATGAAGTCGGTGATATTTGGTTCGGTGTTTATGATAATGATTTGGATAGACAATTCTGGAGAAAGATACTATTACCTGACGGTACATTTGCCAAAGAAGCAGTTCCAGTATTGCCAATTGATTCATTAGTAGACTCAAACCACCCTCAGTATGCAGCAGATCTTGCTGTTATTGAAGAATCAGCAGTGACTTGGAGAGAATTCAAAGATTCTGGTGTTGCAATTAGCAATAATGTCATATCTACTAATATGGAATTTGTTGAACATACATTCAAACCTTTGAAGAAAGTGGTTGATGAATTTGACTCTTTTAGGGTTAAACTTGAATTGCATACAACAAACCCATGTTATTTGCCTGCGGTTAGAGAAATGCGTGTACTGGCAATGACATAAGAGGAGATAATGGAATGGCAATAGAACAACGATATACAAAAGACCCACTGACTGGTGCAGTAGTATTTACTGATACTGATGGGTATGCAGCACGAAAGAAAGTCCTTGAAAACCAAAAAACTACTACCTTAACAGCAGAACATTCTAAAAAAGTTATAAATAGTTTAAGAAATGAAGTTTCCGAATTAAAGAAATTAGTGCAGGGATTAATAGATGGCTAACACCGATATAGGATTTACTCAAATTCCTTATGTAAGGAAAGACGATACGTTTAAAGAGTGGAGAGAACGTACTAACCTGATGATCCAACAGCAAAACAATTTCGTTCTGATGCAAGAGTTTGATATGCTTGGTGTTAGTGACCCATGGGTCAAAACATCAATGCAATTGAATTATCTAGGCGAAACGGAAACTTAACAATAATATTTAAGGAAAGGCACAGAGCATGGCACACTACACTGGACATACATTTACTTTAACGGAGCTCAACACGATTGAGCAACAAAAGTCTGATTTCTTAGATTCTTTAAATATTAAACTCGCTTCTCCTGATTTACTTGTTAAGGATATGGCATTGATGTTAAAGTCTCTAGAAGTAATGGAGAATTTAGAGCATCTACCAGAATATAAAACCTTTATTCTTAATGTTGCGCAACGTTCGGCACAATTTGTTAATCCTACAGAATTAATTACAAACGGTGGGTTTGATGTTACATATAACACTGCCAACCTTGTACAAAACTCAGACTTCGGCACAGATGCTTTTGAAGTAGAATTAGTTAAAAACTCAGGTTTTGATACACCAGTTGATTTAGCACGTCCATGGGCAAACGGTATTGCATATCTATTTGATATTTTCACTACTGAAGGCACAAAAGTTATTAGAGCATACTCAGACGGACTACAAACAGCAGTAGCATGGTTTGAGACACAACTAAAACCAAATACTCAATATAAATTCGCATATGACTTAGATGTTGCAGCTGTTAACTGGGATCTATCCAGCGGTGGTTTCAACATGGTTGATATTCCTTCAGTAGACGAGACAATCTTCTCAGAAACTGGTGGTGGTCCTGTTGCGCAGACAATCGTAATTTCTATCATTGAGGATGGAGATTTAGTTCTTCCTACTTGTGATGGCACAATTGTTCCATGGGATGATACTGTAGATTATAACCTTGCACTTGCTGCAATGGAAGCAACTTGTAAAGCAAACGATGCTGTATGGAATTGGTCTCCACCGAACTCTGCATTCTATTGTGATGTTGGTGCTGGTTATCCTGGAGATGGAAGTGCGACTGAAGCGATTTGTTATGCAAATAACGCAGTTTGGGATGAAGGTGCTCTAACAGACCCACTTACACAAGAACACACAATTGTACCTTATCACGTTGAAGCACGTGAAGGTGATACTCTTGTTTTCACAAACCCAGTTGGTAATTATCTAGTACACAATGCTGTATCAGATGATAATATATCCTTTGCTTCTCCTGACTTAAATCCTGGAGACGTTTGGAATTGGGTTGTAGACGGTTATCATGACGTATACTTCCATTGTACATTCCACCCTCTAGAAGAAGGTCGAATGACAACTAAAACTAATCATAGATATGTTTATAACGTAGACCACGGACTAAACCCAGGCGATACTGTTAAGATACCAATCAACTATGGTTCAATGGTTGCATTGCCTTCGTTATCAACTTCATACTTTATTAACTTATTGCTACCTAATCAAATGGAAACGACTGGTGGTGCTCCATATACTTCTGTAGAATCGCTTTACCATGATTTATCAATCAGTAACGTAGTTACAATGCAGTCTGGTGCAGTTGAAACTAATCCAAATGCTGGTGTTCCAATGACTGTTGCCTTCACTGGTGGGGTTGACGCAAACACCATTCCTGCTACTGCTGAGGCAATTGTTGCTGCAGGAACAGTTAGTCAACTAAACCTAACAGCGAATGGTCAAAACTATACTACCGCACCAACAATATATATCACTGGTGGTGGCGGTGCTGGTGCAACTGGCACATTAGAATTTAACGGATCGGTGACATCTGCAACAGTATCTGATGCTGGTGCTGGTTATGGATCGGTTCCAACTGTACAAATCTCGGCACCTGATGTTGCTAGACTTGGTCCAGCATCTTTTTGTACTGATCCAGCATATACTACACAATCATCATGTGTTGCTGCAACTGAAACTTGGTATGAAGAAATACCAACCGTTCAAGCAGAAGCAACCGTTTCGTTATCAGGATCGGCACTTGACCAAATATCAATGACTAATGTGGGATCTGGTTATCACTCTCCTCCTACAATTACTTTCCTTGGTGGTTCACCAACGGTTGCTGGAGCCGCAACTTCTGAAATTGATGGTACGATCTATTCTGTAACACTTACTGCTGGTGGTTCTGGTTATGGATCTGGTGACGGTTCCGTACCTGTTGGCGAAAGACAATGGGAAGAATACTTAATTACTGCCGTTGCTAAAGGTGATGAGAGGGTTGACGTATTCTTTGATGATGCAAACGCAATTGGACACGTTCATACTGCAACGATTACTCCTGCTGAATGGGTATTGATTCAAGGAAGTACTGCTACAATGATTGTAACAGATACTGATGATACTGGACACACCCATACTGCTACATTCGATTGGGATGCTGCATTAAACAACGGCGCAGGAGGAATGTATCTAGTTGGAATGACAGGCGGACATACGCATGGTATAGACGAATATTTTGAACTTACTGGTGGAACAAAAGTAGAACTCGTTAACTTCGGTCACTATCACGAAATCTTAATTTCTGAAGTAGATGAAGCAACCCTTAAAGCAAGTGTTCTGACGGGCACTTCACAAGATCCAGACGGAACTTGGAGTGCTACAGGCGGTGCCACATTAATCAGAACTTCTGACCACGGTACTTCAGACCCACAGCATTTCCACACTGTTGAATTTGGTTGTTTAGATGCTGCAAACGATATTTATTTAATTATTGAAATTGACCAGCATATTCATGACATGGGTCGTGTTTGGTATCCTGGTTCAAACCAATTCACAGTAGGTAAATATGACTTTGCTGCTGGTGGTGATGATTTAAACCCATCTTCCATCGCCTTAGCATTTGCAGACCTTAACGGTTATGTTAAGAAAGAAAAAGGAATTGAATCTGATTCTCATGGACTGATTCCTGGAGATCGTGTTCACTTTGAAAACGTATACAACGGAATTCACCATGGTAACACAAACTATTATGTTGATTATGTTGTCGATGCAGACAACTTTGTACTCACAGAAACAGTTGTTTATCCATTAGGAAGTGCTGCAGGTACTACACCTACAGTTCACAATGTAATTGAAGAATACACTGTCACTGCGGACTTGGCATCATATAGGTTCCAAGTTGAACGTGATATAACCAACCACGTCGGTGACGCTACTGCAGGAACTGGTGTACAAATTGAATGGTCAAGACCAACAACTGTTAAGTCTGTTGGTCACGGTTTAACTGTTGGTGATATAGTTCAATTACCTTCTGGTGCTCAACCTTACACCCCATCTGAACTTCCTGGTGCTTTTGTAGACCATACAGTTACTGCATTGGGTGATGGTTATGGACCAACTGATAATATGGAAATTACAGTTGATACAAATACTACAGTCACATGGGCAGATCCAAATATCACTACTGTTGAGGGTGCTCAAGACTCTCCATGGTTGTGGTCATGGTGGGACCATAGTGCTGCTTCATATTATCCTTATCAAATTGCTGGTGCAACCCATGACAACTTTGGTGGTAATGACGGAACTAATGGTGGATTTGACTTATATCGTGGTGGTACATACAAATTTATAAACAATGCATGGAGTCCTTCTGGACATATAACATTAGTCGATCCAGTTACTGGTCTCGACCAACCATTGTATATGCACGCTGCAGGAATTAAAGCAATACTTGGTGCAGGTTGGGACAACCTTGTTACTGCTGGTTTTGCTGATAATGACGGTAATAACTGTGTTTCAATGCGAGCAAATCATGGTCTTACAATAACTGCTGGTGACCATAACGACTTTGTGAACCTTGAAGAAGAGCCAGGTACTTGGGTTGGACCAGAAGTATTCCCAGAATGTACTGCTCTAGCTGGGTGGTGTGAAGAAATTGATGTTGGTGGTTGGTACTACAATGGTGAAGATGATGAGGCAACTTGTCTTGCGTTGAACCCAACGGAAGACCCTGGACTCGCTCAATGGAGAGGACCACAATTTATTGGTAACTTTGCTAAAGAATTTACTTGGCATGTTCCTGAAGACTTCGGACTAACTGGTTCGGACGGTAATTCTGGATATGGACCATTCAATGCTCCTGGTCAATACAATGGTGCATACCATGTAACTCATGATGGTGGACTATATCGTTTCGATAAATCAGGAATGATTGAAGGAACGAACCGTACAATTAATTTATATCGTGGTGGTACTTACAGATTTAAGATTAACTCTGCAGGACACCCAATATACATTACAACAGATGATGGTTCCCACTTTACTCCTGGTGCTTACTTTGGTGAGTATCTATTAGGTGTTCAAAACTCTCGTGCTGAAGAAGGTCCAGGTGTTCAATCTGAAGGTCCAGCTGAAGATTTGTGGGGTTATGATGATTCTGGTGTAGCAAAATACGAAATATTGGAATGGACTGTACCTGAAGTGTCACCAAACACAATGTATTATCAATGTGGTTGGCATGCTTCTATGATGGGCACGTTTAATATTCTAGACTTGCCAGTAGTTAATGCTGGTGAGAACGTTGTGGTTTACTTCCACCACGGACAGGATAATATGTACACTCCATTGCATATTAGAGATAAAATTCTTGTTGATAATGGAACGTCTGACGACTACTTCCAAGTTCTACCAATTCCTGCGAATCCTTTCCCAGTACCTGGAACTCAAGCAGACTTACTAGGAACTAACAATGCCTTGACCGCAACTGGTCCTGGTGACATTCCTTACATTCAGGCAATGAATATTGAATTAGGAACTGTTTCTTATATTGACCCATTACAAATGATTCCTGGTATTGGTTCTGAGCAATTCCTTGTAACAAATTCTGTCGGTGGTCTTGCTAAAGTTTACTTTAGTGTTGATGTTGACAAACGTTCTGATATTACATTAGATAATGTTACATTTAAAGAAGTTGTTTGGACAGAGACAGGATCTTGGTCTGTTAGTGGTGGTACTGCACATAACGAAACCACAGATGCTGCATATATTGAACAAATAGTTTCTGGTTCATTAACTGCTGGAACTACTTATGAAGTCCAATATGATATTATAGAATCGTTTAAAGATAACTATGGTGCTGAGAATGGTTCAATAACTACGGAATTACGTGGTGACACAGTAGTGTCTGGAACTGCTAATACTCTTGTTGGTCATTACACGGAAACATTAACTGCTCCTGTAAATACTACGTTGTTGAGATTAGTTAACACTGGACGAGGAAAGATTGACAATGTGTCAATCAGAGAACGTGTTACTGGTCAAAATGCATGGTCAATTGGCGAAGGTTGGAACACTGATGCTGCAAAAGCATACATCAATGGTTCAATCGCATCTTCCACTGAAGTTTCTCAAACTCTTGCTATAGACACAGGTAAACTTTATGAAGTTAAATACCTATTAGGTAATGTAGATGATGATAATAACGGCATGACTGGACGTATGCGTGTTGCATTAGGAACTAATCCTAACCAATTGATTTCTAACTGGAATTTTGATATTGCCGACCCTGCATTGGTTAATTGGGTTAACTCGGATTCAAGTGTTTCTATAAATGGGGAACGTTTGTATTTCAACTCTTCAGTTGATGGTACTTCGACTTACACATTATCTAATGCGTTGGTGAATGGTGTTAAATATGAAGTGACGTTTGATACTGATCTTCTGACTGAGAATATTCTTAACTTCACTGCTGGACCAGGTCCAACTGGAACGCATAGTCACACCTTCCAAATGACTGAGGCACAAGGTCTATGGTTACAAGAATCAACTAATAACTCGTTAACGGTTACACAAACAGACGGTTATCATGCTGAGACTTATACTCATGACTTTACAGTCAAATGGTTGAACATTGGTGGTACTGACCAATATACAATAACTGAACAGACAAATCCTGAAGGACATGATGAATTAGCATTAGTTTCTACTACTATTAATACTCCAACTGTTGATTTTATTATCAATGGAGTTACATTAGGAACTGTCAGTACATCAGGCATACATCATATTGACTTTACTGGACTTGCTTCTAATACTTTAATTTTAAAATTAAATGGTACTGGAGCTGTCAATTCTATTAAGTTAGTCGAAGAAACCATTCCTATTATTGATTATAACACTACTGGTTTAAATCAAGATGGTGAAAAGGTTTATCACGTTCGTGCGGGTTCACATGACCAAAAGATCCACTTTATTGGAGAAGTTGATGACAATCCTGCTGAGGAGAATAACCCATACTATTCAAATGTTGGTTTTGAGGGTTCTATTGACGATGTTTCAGTACGTGAAATTATTGAAAATTGGACTTTTGCTCCGCAAGAAGGTGGTGTTGCTTATGTAGACCAAAACACTAAACAGATATATACTTCAGGTGCTGGCCCAGATGCTCGTGGTATTGCCCATATCACTTTTGAGATGGAAGATGAAATGAGTTATAAAGTTGCTCTTAAAGTTGATAGACCAACTGATTCAGTTCTTAAATTAGGTCCAACACCAGATAGTGATACATATGGTTCATTATTGATTGAAGATACATTAACGGGCGGTGTCTATGATGAGGCTCGTGACTTTACGTTTAAGGCAACTGTATCTGGTACTTGCTACTTGACTCTTTCTACTACTGGAACTGGATTTACTTATTGGGACGATATATCAGTTAAGACAATTCCTAAACTTTCTTCTGATGAGTATTTATTACTTGCCAGATCTATGAACGTTATGGGTGTTCCAATTGGTGGAGAAGATAGATGGAATGCAAATCATCATGATAATGAGAACTTAGACTACGTTGGACAACCAATTGCTGGCATGAGGACAATGGAATCGTTTGGTGAATCTGTTATTGAAGATTACTATGACGTTAATAGACGTGGTAATGAAATTCTCAACCCACCAATAACTTTAATTTCTACGGATGTTACCACAGGACACAGAAGTGTTGCTGAAATTGTTCCTTCATGTACAACTAACTTTGGAACTGAAACTTACACTATCGAAACCCAATGTGAAACAATAGTTGGTGTATGGACTCCTACAGTAGTTGCGCATTGTAGTAATGTTAACTACCCATTACAGGTTGATTGTGAAACCGATTTCGGTTGGTGGACTCAACCAACATTAGGATCTTGTTCTAATGCCCTATATTCTTCTGAATATGGTTGTTTGGGTGCAGGAACTTGTTCTAATGTAACCTATTCGTTTGAATATACGTGTATTGCGGCAGGAACTTGTTCCGATCCAGTATATAACGATAATGAATTGGGTTGTATAGACTCTGGTGGTTCTTGTTCTGATGGCTCATCGCAGACTTCTGGAGCATGTTATGAAAGTGATGGTACTTGTACTGATGGCACAAGCACAAATAGAACTGACTGTCTAAACGCTAGTGGTACTTGGACTCCAACTCATACGTGGACTCCTGTTAATACATGGACTAATGCTGGACATACATGGACTTCTGCTGGACATACATGGACTCCTGGACTTCCAGGTTACTGTTCTGATGGTGTGCAAACAACTGAAGAGGCATGTGAAGGTCCACGAGGAACTTGGATTCCAACTGTGAACGAATATTGTACTACTGATATTGCGTTCTTAACGGTTAATAATCAAGGTGATTGTGAGAGTCCTAGAGGTTCTTGGGATGCAACTGTTGTTGATTCTATAGATGGTCAGTGGGTAGAAATACTCGGTGACGGTATTGACTTTAATTACACAATAGAGTTAGGTGGTGTAGCACAACCAGTGTATCAAGCAATAAACTTACCATATAAGGTTAAGTTTATGGTCGCACCGACAACACCTCTTGGTGCTCAGGTGTTGAGTGTTACTAACTCTGATGGAGATACTGCATCATTCGTAGATAACGACTTTACGGTTACTGACCGACTTCGTATAATTACTGTTGTTGACATAAATACAATTACTGGAGCAGGTTTTGTTACTGCGGATACTGTGGTTGAGTTTATATCTACTGGTACTACGACTATTGTTGATACACCTGCTGTAACTGTAGTTGACGCAAATAACATAACTGTCGCACCAACCTTAACTGCAGGAAATTATGATGTTAGGGTTACAAACTTAGACGGTCAAACGTTTACTGAGGTGAACTGTTTAACAGTATAAATTAGGAAAAAACAGGGGGATTAACATTCCCCCAATATTGTATACATAAAGCAAAATAACTATTATAAATAGTTGTAATGATAAGAAATTAATTTTTGGAGATAACGAACAATGTCTGTCACACTATCAACCATTTCAACGCAAGTTGACCAATTTAACGATATTCCTGATATCAGCTTTACAGGTATCGACATCACCGAGTTCGTTGAAGAAGTAGAGATTTATACAAACACCCCTGCGGTGATGATTCCAACCAAGTTGAATGCTATGGCAGCAAATATGAAGACTTGGTTAAATTCTAATGTAACTACTCCTCTAGAGAACCAACAAAACACATTCAAAGATGAAGTCGTTGTAAGAACTAATACTGCTATGAATGCAGTTGAGACTTATATGAACGATGAAGTTGCTGCATTTGTTAATACGGTATTCGTGCCTTGGGCAAACACTGCTGGTACTGAACTATCTACTGCTTCAAATTTATTGGAAGCAAATGTTACTACGCAAATGAGTCAGTTACAAACTGATTATACTATTCACGTACAAAATCAGGATGCTATCATCCAGCAAGCAATTGCTGATATGATTACACAATTGGCACAATACACTACTGGTGCTGCTAACTCTGGTTATTCTATTCACCAAACTAACTTGTTGATGGGTGATTTAACAATGACTCGTGAAATTGGTTTTGATGATTTCATGTACACGAAAGATGATCAAATTTCCTTTGCTGAAGAAGGTATTAACACAACCCACCATATTGCATATGATAGACTAGGTGGAATTAGTTCATTCGGTGAGTCTATGCTTATCTCTGGTGAACCACGTCCATTCTACCAACATCTTAGACTACAGAACGAAGCTGCTACTGGTTCTACTTCTATTGAAAAAATTAAAGCATATAACATATTCAAATCGGTATCACAAACTAATATTAACTCTTTCCGTGCTACTGCCCATGAGGCGGATGGTACTCCAGGAGTTGATTTAACCATTCTTAATAACACATCAATTGCAGATGTTGATAACCCAGAACTAATCCTTCGTCGTGGTTCTTCTAACGCATTGATGTTTGATGGAATTGATGATGGTGACCTTATTAAAATTTCTACCCTTGCAGGAGCAATATATAACACTGGTGTTGAAGGGCAGTATGCAGAAGATTACGAAACAATTATGTTTACTCCAAGTTCTTCTTATTGCCATGATGGTTTATCATCGGTGACTGGTTGGGGTGTAACTGCTGATATGAATGCTTCTGGTATTGACTCTGATGGTGGTGATTTTGAAACACCACTTTTATGTGAGAACTATGCAACGGCTGCTGTTGCCCTCTTAGATGATTTCTCAAGAACATACGAAACGCAAGTTTCTGGTGAATCTTATGATGCCGATTTATCGGACGGTCTTACTTATGTTGTAGAAATAACAGACGACACGGGTGTTGTAGACACATATTCCTATACTATCGATGCAAATACTACATTAGGCACAGGAGCAATCATTAATGCTATTTATGATGATGGTGTTTCTGATGTAACAATAACTAATGCTGGTTCAAAATACTCAGAATCTACTTTTGCTAGGGCATTCGATTTAGGTGCCGTAGATGTAGCAGGTTCAAGTGAAACTAAAGCAGAAGCCACGTTTACACTAAGAGACGGTATGATAGATTCAGTTGCTGTAATGGCACCTGGAACTGGTTATGTCGGTTATTGGAATATCGCTCTTATGGACAATGGAAATGGTCACGTTCATAATCTTCAACTAACACAAGCAGAAATTAATCTTGTTAAAACTGGAACATCTGTAGTTTCTACTACGATAGAAGCAGGTCACTCGCATGACATCACGGTTTCTTGGAACGCATTTACTGAAAAGTTTGAGTTTGCAAGAGATCCTGCTGATGCTCATGACCACGGTCCAGTCGAAGATTCTCACACAATTAACCCATCAATTACTGTTGGTTTCACTACTTCTACTGGTTCTGGTGCTGCAGGGTATGTATTACTTAACGAAAGTGATGAATTAGACAAAGTCATTATCACTGCTGGTGGTTCGTTGTATGTAATTGGTGACGCTGTTACGATTTCAGGTGGTGGTGAATCAGTTTCGGGTGCGGTCCAACATACTATCGCTGATGGTGGTATTGATGCTGTATCAGTAACTAATCAGGGAACTGGATACACAGATACTACTGCCAAAACAGTTAGTGTAGCAATTCAAAATAATGCTTTTGCTCCTTCTGAGATAACAGCTAATGTTGGTGATTCTATTGCATTTACTAACCTAGATATCGGTGCTCATACAGTACAAAGTGCTGCGTTTGATTCTGGTGATATTCCTCAAAATGCTGTATTCACCTATGTAGTTACACAAGACACAGAATTAACTAGAAAATATGAAATAACAGATTCCTATTCTGGTGCAGGTGCAAATCTATGGGTTCGGGAGAACACTGTATATGTTGATGTTGAAACATCAACAGGTGGTGGAATGAGGGGTGTTGCCACGGTAAATGCTTCTGGTAATATTATTGACATTGCAGTTGACCGACCTGGAAAGGGTTATGTTGCTA